TTCTGGCTTCACTTATATCTTAGATTTTTGCGAAACAAAAGATGAGTTTGACCTAGAATACGAGGAAAAAGGCATAAAACTCGTAATAGATAAAAAGAGCGATTTCTTCATGCAAGGAGTCACTATAGATTTTAATACTACATTATTAGACAGGGGATTTAAGTTTATTAATCCTCAGGCAACATCTACTTGTGGGTGTGGAGTTTCTTTTAGTGTTTAGTTTAATTTTTATAAATCAAAATCTTAGGAATGCATGTATATAATATAAAGAGGATATTACTATGACCGTTAGATCTACAATGAAGAGTTACTGCAAAGTTATTCAAGTAACTTACGAAACTTCAGCTAGTGTTGATTTTAAAGATACTGCGGGTACTGCGGTAGAATGTAATTACTTTTCTGTTGATTGTAGGTCAGCATCGACTAATGATAATGGATTCTTCATAGCTCAACCAAGTGGTGTATATGGTACTGAGATAGACGGTATCAGTACTGGGGGGTTAGTTGGTGCAAACTCAGTTTCTTCTGTTGGGAGCCATACTGGCAATGGTATGGGTGGTGTAATAGGTACCGCAGATGGTAGTGTTGAAATGTCTCTTAATTCTAATCAAAAAACATCAGGAATTATGTTGTTTAATAAATTAGTAGGAACTACTGCGGCAACCCTTGAGGGGGGCGAGGCGGCTGTATTTGTTGTAACTTATGGTAATATGAAGCAGGCTAATCCTAAACGAGATCAAGACGACGCATTCTATCCACCTGGTACCTAATGCCTAGTTTTTATAAAATGGGTGTACAAGGGCCTTCTTCTCCTAAACAAGGAAGAAGTAGAAGGAGAGATGCATCTGTTCGTAATCATATGATATGGGCTTCTGATGTTGCTTCCTTTTCCCCGGATGATTTAGATTCTCTTGCTCTTTGGCTTAAAGCGGATGCTGGGATTACAAAGGATGGGTCAAATAGAGTGTCTGCGTGGGCTAGTCAAGTTGGTAGCTATAGCGTAACACAAGGTACAGGAAGTAAACAACCTTTATATGTTGCATCTCAAATAAACAGTCTTCCAATTATTCGTTTTTTAACTAATGATTTTATGCAAAAAACAAGTTCTGTATTTAATGGAGATGCATCTCTCCCCATGACAGTAGCTGTAGTGTTGAAAATTGCAGCAGCCGCAGCAGCAGGAACTGATACACAACATGCTTTTGGTATTGGAGGGGCAGAGACGCAAGGCGAGAATGCTCTAGTGTGGACAGGCAAAGCAGATGATGCCCTCGCTACATTCAAATTATCAAGTACTAAATTAGACCCTACTTCAGTTTCGGACGGAGATATCGCTGTAGCTACTACAAAATTATTAATGTATGAAATACATGCAAATGGAGAATGTAATTTATGGGTTGATAGAGATTTAGTTAAAACTTCAACCGTTGCTACTGACGGTACTCTTAGTAGTATAGCTAGAGTTGGCGGATGGGGGACCAAAGCTCCTGATATGGATTTAGCGGAGATGTGCGTGTGGCAAGGAATAATTCCAGGTGCCCAGAAGCAAAACTTCTTTACCTATATAAATGATAGGTGGGGAATACTATAATGGGCCTTGCTAATCTTGAAGTAATAATTTGCACGGATCAGGCAGAGTTTGATTCTATAAATACTAAGATTTATGATGCTATTAAATCAAGTAGAAATATTACTACCTGGGACGAAGCTATAGTCCATCCCGCTACTGGGCAGATTGCTCTTACGGTAGAGGATGATATTAAATCTCACTTAAATTCTAGCGAATTAGCTAGGATCACCAATATAGACTCTACGTGGTTTTCATAATATGTTAAGAAAACGTTGGATGCTTAGACCGACCACAAACTGTGCTCAGGGTTGTTGACTAGCCTCACCCTGATTCGAATTGCTTTTTCTGAATAAGAAGGAAGAGCATCCAAGAAGTAATGCTTCCAAAGAAGCTGTCCATGACGATATTGCCAGTTGGGGAAAAGGTTAGTAAAGAAGCTCCTGCTCCAAACCAAAATCCAAGGCACATTGGACAATGAATCAATCCTCCTATAATGGGCCAATTCATAACAAATTTTCTAACAGGCTCTAAAAGATGAGCAACTGCTACCCCGTTAGATGCTCCAAATACAGCTAGCACCCAAATTAATACTTCTAAAAAACTATGCCCTGTTGCTATTTCGCCCATATTACTTACAACTCACTGGTAATGTGTGATTATTTATAAAAGCTTCTCTATTCTTTTGCCAGGACTCTCTGCCTGCTAACTCTCCAAAAGAATTATGTAGTACTATTATAGGCACGGTTTTATTTATTAATCCAAGATTATGAGCTTTTAGAGTATAAAAAATATCGTAATAATCCCACTTACCTTCGAAGTAATCGGGTTTGTCTAGACCTATTGCTGTTAAAGTTTTAGCCTTAGCTGCTAAAAATAAACCATCCATTACTACTACTTGACCAGGTTTCCCGTAGTACGTATTATCGTAAGAATGAAGATCTTTTCCATGGAATACGTGGCCTTTATGCAATCCTTGTTTCCATCTATGGTGGTCCCACCATACAGCATCTTCTCCTAGAAGTGTAGTGCCCGCAATTCCTGCAAATCCTGATTTAACCTGACTTAGGTGCCTTTCTAACTCATTGTGAAATATATGAATATCTGACAAAATTTCAATATCGTCATGGCAAAGAATTATAGTATCATCAGCTTTTGGTTGAGTTAGTTCAAAGGCTTTTTTATACCCAGAAAACATTGAATCTTGCCCTACAAGCAGTTTTGTTCTAACTCCTGCCCTAGATAAATAATGGGTAAGATTATTCCTTGTGACAGTCGGACTTTTGTCCCTAGTGCAAATAAATGCATAAGTGTCATATTTCATATTCTATTATAGGTAATGGATCCAAGAAATACAATAGAAGAATTCAAAAGATGTAAAAGAGATCCTGTACATTTCATCTCTAATCACATCAAGGTGACTCATCCCGTTAGAGGATTGGTTAATTTTGAACTTTATCCTTTTCAAAAGAGGATAGTAGACGAACTTAAAAATAATAGATTCAATATATTACGAAAGTTCAGGCAGGCAGGATGCACAACCATAGCTGCTAGTTTTGCTCTGTGGAAAGCTATTTTCTCAAAGTATCAAACAATTCCTATTATTTCAAAAGGTGATCAAGAGGCTACAGAGGTACTAGAAAGAATTAAACTAATGTATGATGAGCTTCCTGATATAATGAAGCCTGGAATAGAAGAAGATAACAAGCACACTTTAAAACTAGTAAATGGATCAGTCATCAGATCAAGGGCATCAGGTAAACAATCGGGTAGATCCTTAGCAGGATCCTTGCTAATAGTAGATGAGGCAGCGTTTATTGAAAATATTGATACTATTTGGGCTGCTGCTTACCCTGTAATTTCTACTGGAGGTGCTGCCTTTATTCTATCAACAGTTAATGGTATAGGTAACTGGTTCCACGATATGTATCACGGGGCTGTAAAAGATGAGAATGCTTTCACTGCAATCGACATAAAATGGCAAGAGCACCCAGAGTACAAAAAGCAGGAAGGCTATGAAGACTTATATGAATATATGATGTCTCTGGAAACTCCTTTGGATGTTGATAAATGGGAAGAAACTACAAAGTCTAATATTTCTCCCAGGAAATGGCTACAAGAGTTTGAATGTGATTTTCTTGGTACTGGTGACACTTACGTTGATGGAGAGGTTTTAACTTACATCAAAGAGCAGGTAAGTGATGAATTTTATATAAAGTATAATAATCGGATGCGCGTGTGGAAAGATGTAAATCCATCTTATGAGTATGTTTTAGCTGCTGATGTTTCTTTAGGGCGAGGTAGGGACTATTCTGCTTTTCAAATTATTAACATGTACAACGGAGAGCAGGTAGCAGAGTTCTACTCCAATAGAACTCCTATTAATGAGTTTGCCCAAATTATAGCTACAGAGGCTAATTTATACAATACAGCAGCGGTAATTTCTGAAAGAAATACCATAGGCAATAATCTTATTGATTGGTTGTTTACAGCACTTGAGTATGAAAATATTTGGATTGACGATAAAGGTAATATGGGATATCAGGTTACTAATATGAACAGGGAAGTCCTCCTGGCTGATTTAGAAGAGGCAATCAGGACATCAACAATTAGAATTAATTCAGACAGGACTGTGGATGAGTTATTTACATTCATAGTCGCTGAAAATGGTAAGGCAGAAGCCGAACAAGGATATCACGATGATTTAGTAATTAGTTTGGCCTTAGCAGTTTATGGCTATAATAATATAATGGAAAAGACCCCTATAGAACATATGAGAGGAACTAGTATAAATAGACCATTAAGTCCAGTTAGAACAACTAAATATACAGTGAAGACCCATGGGGGGATATCAGAGGAAGATTTAAAATGGCTGATGGAGTAGACAAGGATAAAAAGGTGATCGAAGAAAGCTACACCGAGTTCGGCGGGTCGCCAATGCGGGGTTCTTGGTTCTTTTATCCAGTGGGTAGATTAGGTAGGTTTTTCTCCAAGTTTTTTGCTACTAAGGCACAAGACGAGGTAGTTCGTCAATTTGGAGATGATCCTGACACTATGGAGAAGCCTATAAGTGGTGATACTGTAGTCAGTCCAGATGTTATTAAATTAGATAGACCCTCAGGAGATCCTGCATCCTTCTCTGTCTCTAGAGGTAGCCTTCCTGTAATTCCAGAAATAGAAGTAAATCGCAAGCGCAGGTATAAAGAATATGAGTTGATGGATGAGTATCCAGAGATAGGTGCGGCGTTTGATATTTATGCAGATGATTGTTCTCAGAAAAATATTGAGGGCACTAGATGGGAAGCAATAACTGATGATGAATTGGTTAAGAAAGAAGTTGAGAGTTTATTTGAGACTATTAAGTTTGATAGATTCTATTGGGATATTATACGCAATACCGTGAAGTATGGTGATTGCTTTATTGAGTTGATTGTAGATTTAGATAATCCGAAGGCGGGTATCAATAGAATTAAAATTCTAAACCCCAATTATATCCTCAGAGTTGAAAATGAGTATGGATATCTAACTGATTTCCTGCAAGAGATCCCACAGAAAAATGATTGGGATTCATATGGCGTGCAGGGGGAATTTATGAAAGGCAAGCAGTATATTGAACTTGATAAAAATCAAATTGTTCATTTTCGGCTTCACTCCTCAGATCCGTTATTTTATCCATATGGGAAATCAATTGCTGCTCTAGCTAGACAAATTTATAGATCTTTGAAGCTAATGGAAGATGCTATGTTAATCTATAGGTTAATGAGAGCCCCAGAGCGTAGGATCTTTTATGTTGACGTTGGTCAGCTTCCCTCGTCTAAGGCCGAAATGTTTATTGAACGATTGAAGGAAAAGTTTAAAAAAGAAAAGTTCTTTGATCGTAATACAGGGCAGATTGATGCAAGGTACAACCCTTTATCCGCTGATGAGGATTTCTTTGTCCCAACTAGGGGTGGGAATGGTACAAAAATTGATACCCTTCCGGGGGCTCAAAATCTAGGAGAGGTTGATGATGTTAAGTATTTTAGGGATAAGCTTTTAGCTGCTCTTAAAATACCTAAAGATTATATTGTTGAGAAAGAGCAATCTCCTGAGAGAAAAGCAAATCTATCTCAGTTAGACGTTAAATTTTCTAGAACCATATCTAGGATTCAACACAGTATTGAAGTTGCTCTTGAATCTATAGCAAAAAGACATCTTAAAATTAAAGGTTTCCCCGATAACTTAATTAAAACTCTTAGGATGGAGCTTCCTGATCCTTCTGATATGTTTACAAAAAGAAGGTTTGATATTGAACTCCAAAAGGCGGGTGTGGTTAGTCAAGTCTTAGCTCTTCAATTATTCCCAAAATCAAAAAT